ATGGCAATCGCAGCAAATTTCAGGAAGTATGCAGAGGCAATGGCGCTGCAACTGGTGCTGCCTTTCGGCCGGCCGATCTGGAACACTTCGCGCCCCACAACGCGCCTCGGCCGCGAGATTCGCGCTCACATCACCAAGGCCATGAAGGCGCGCGGCCTGGTTGAATATCCGGTAGTCCCTGCGATCCCCCAGTGGTGGAAAGACGCTCAGACTCGCGCGCGAGCTTTCATGAAGTTTGCGAAAGATGGCCAACTCAAGCTTGCACTGAGCAAGCCCACTCCCACAGTAAGCCGCAGCGAGTACGAGAGCGCGAATAGCTACCGCAAGATGGTGCTGCGATCGCAAGCAGAGCGCGGAGCGATCGTGATCGCATAACGCTAGTTATCCATCAGGACAGAGCGCACCTGCGAATTGCGCCGCGCCAGGGCCTCCAGGTAGCCGCCTGCCTGTTGCTGCTGCTCCTGGCGCGCCTGGGCCACTTCCTGGGGCATTGGCGCGTTGCTGTAGCGGGTGTTGCGGCCATCGCTGCGTGCTCCAGTCGCGGAATCAATGACAAGGGGCCTGTCCTGGCCACCAGTGTTCAGGTATGGAGCATCGCAGGTGACGGGCCGCACTACGCCTTCAAACTTCACCGTGACCATGCATGTCGCCAAGCGCTTGACGCTGTAGCCTGCATCCTGCAAGTCGTCGCTGGTGACTTCAAACATTCGGCGGGTTCCGTCGCTGACGATGAAGAGCATCACGCTCTTGCCCTTCTTCGCCAGATCACCAGCTACGTGCAGTTGCTTGCCGAAAAGCGGATCTTTCACCTGAGGTGCAGGCTCGGCAGGGGCCGCGGTGGCCGGGGGCGACTCCAGGGGCTTCGGCTGAGCCGGCGTGGGTGTTGGTGATGCGACAACTGGCGTTACAGCAGCACCAGGTGCAGGGCCAAGGACGCGCGGCTTGACGGGAGGCGACGGAACGACCCTACGGCCCCACACATCGCGCTCGCCATCAGGCCAGAAGGCCCAGACCAGGCAGAGCAGCGAGAGGGCCAGCCAGGCCCATTTGAAGCGGTTGAATTTGACGATCATGGGGTTGACGTCAGTCACCCCGGACTCAGCAGATCCGCTGCTTTGCGTGTTGCTGCGATACAGGCCGAAATACTGCTTCTTGTATTCGCGCTCATCTGTCTGGATAAGCGCTCCACGATAGCCCGCATGCACCTTGCGGATGTACTTGTCGCTCTTGCCAAGAATGTCGGCCTTACGGCACTTAATCAGTGTGGCAAGCAGGCTAGCGATGGGCTGATTGATGTCACGGAAACTTTGCGTCAGTAGCAAGACGTCGGCATTGAAGTGACGATGAATTTTGAACCACTGGACCACGCTGTCAGGTGTGCCGAGTTTGGGGAATGCCACATGGCATTCATCCACGACATATAGCGGCCCTTGGCCTTTTGGACTGCGCCAGGTGCTGTAGTAATCCCAAACAGTTCCGAACGTAAAAACGTTTTCAGGCTGCGGCTCAGGCTCACGATCTGTCCAGAGCTGAAACGCATCCTCTTCTGCAATATTTGCCGCGTTCCAATTGCCAAGGCGTGGCGCTGGCTTGGTGCGGACTTCGATCAAGTCTCGATACGCAGGATCGATAGCGGCAAAGGCTTCGACATTGAGAGGCAGATTCGTGATGACCATGCGGCCAGCTTTGAGCGCAAGCAGCACATGAAAGGCCACCGCCTCATAGCTCTTGCCAGAGCCGTTAATGCCCTCTAGTCCATTGATCATGAGCCAAGCCTTGTGAACGGTATGAGCTGGAGTGCAAGCCGAATGCCGATAGCCGTGACGACGATGGCCATGGCCGTGCCTATGCCCGAGAGCTGCATCACGTTGACGATCTCGGGCGGCAAATTGATGTTGTCGGCAATGCCTTTGAGAGACGAGACATCCACTGCATCAAGGGCGGCTTTAATGATCTCAAAGAGCTTTTCAATCAGCCAGGACACGGCGTCCGTAAACATATCCCAGGCCGCCTTGATGACGGCCTTGATAAGGTCTGCCGCCCACTTGTACCAGGCATCAACAACATCCTTGGCCCACTTGAAATACTCGGTCAGAGACTCCGTGAGCCACGAGAAGAACGCGTCAATGCGACGCTTGAGCCAGTCGAGCATGCTCAGCCTCCGAAGATCAGACGACGCGCAGTAATGAGCGCGGTCAGGATGGTGATGGCCTGGAGGACTTGCCACAGCCACAACGGTGGAGAAATGTCATGCGAGCCCATGTCTCCCAGCGGCCAGAAGTTGAAATCGACAATCCAGACTGGCGCAGACCCGCCGTCTCCGATCTTTGGCATCAGGGCCATCGCGAGCGATCCAAGACCAGAGTTCTTGATGCCTGCACTGCTCTGCTTCCAGACCTCTACAGGCCCCTGCGGATACTTAGGCTCATAGAGCTTGCCGAACTCACCAGCTCCTGTGCCGGGCAGGCCAGCTTTACCAGGACCGCCGCCAGTGTCGTTGCCGCAGTCTGTGATGGTGCAGCCGTCGCCATCACCATCGCCATTGCCGCTTCCAGTGCCTGAGCCTGTGCCGCTCTGGCTGTCCTTGCCTGGCACCGGATTGGCGTTGACCGCAGCGCAAAGAAAGCCATCCTTGTTTTTGGTCTTGGCGCAGTACTGGTCTTGACTGACCTTGTCTGTCGAAGTCGTGGTGCCTGTGACGTTGCCGTTAGCGTCCTTAGTGGTCTTGGTCGTGGTGGACTCGCAGACGCCGTTAGAGCATGTTGTCGTGGTCTTGCCTTCGGTTTTGGTGCCATCGCTGTTGGTGGTGGTACCCGTCCAGTCCACGCCAGTGGCACTAGATGCAGGAACGCAAACAGTCTTGCCGTCCACAGTGCCAGTCTGACCTGCACAACGCTTGTCGATAGGCTCGGCTTTCTCTGCCGGTGGCGGTGCATCAGGCGCAGAAGGTTCACTAGGCGTGCCGTAGCTGCACTTGCCGCCTGTGAGCGTGCCCATGCCCTTGTAAAGGGTCTTGCCGGTGCTATCGGTTACGCCTGTGCTTGGGCCGGCATTCGCCATGCACCCCTGGCTGCAGCCTGGAAACTTAGGTTGATCCCAGAAGAAGTCGTCAGGGGGCTGATAGCAGGATGTGGATGCATCTCCGTCATAGGTGGAGTACGCCTTCTGAGAACCTTTTGCAGAGGCACACCATGCGGCTAAGGCCTCGCATTTATCAGGTGCAACGCATTGCCCGTCTTTTTCATTGAAGCCAGGCTTACAAGCGCACTCACTCGGGCTTGTATTCGTAGAGTTGACTGGACAGTAGCCAGACGTTGTAGAAATCATGACAGAGCCACCTGTCAGATTTCCATCCGTGCCGATGATGGGGCACCAACCGTTTTGCCAAGATGTGCCTTTCACCGGATACGAAGAATGAGAAACGATCCAAGCGGAAGCAGCCTCACATGCAGCCCCTGGGGTAGCTTGGGGGGCAGTGATGGGTTTATATCCTCCATCAACGGCCACGTAACCAGACTTAGCCGGAAAGGCGTACACAGAAGACGTGCACCAGAGCAAAGCAAGCACGAAGAATTTGAGCAAGTGATTCATGCTGCCCCTCAAATCTTTGCGAGCATGAAAAAGCCAATCGCCCCGATTGCACCGATCAGCGCAAACGCAGCGTGGACGGCGACAACCAGGGCGACGATCAGCATGGCGAGGCCTTAGATCTTGGCGATGATGCGCTTGACGATCGCAGGGCCCTTCATCACCAGAGCGATACCGACGATCACCACGGCCAGGGCAGTGACCTTGGTAGCAATGCCGGAGAGATCCACCTCGGCAAACAGATCGTCGATGCCAGCAGCGTGAGCGCCGGAGGCAGCGAACATGGCTGCAACTGCCAAAGCAGCTTGGACAGAACGAGCGCGCAGTGCGGGCAGAGCGTTGAACTTTTTCATAGGATTTCCTTTCAGCAACAAAGGTGCGAACTTGCACCGGAGAACAGGCGGAATGCCAGCTCTCGGCTGCAATCTCACAGGTGACGACGAATCATTTGGAGCACCACACCAAGGCCGAAACCGAGCATGGCCAGGAAGAACACCAGGCCGAAGCCCAGCGCGACGGAAGTGCCGATGCTTGTGGGCGTGATGCCCAGCGCGGCAAAGTCTTGAACGGTGATTTCCGTGATCGCGACCTGGTTGCCGGGCTGGCATGGCGCTTCAACCTGGGTGCAGATGAAGTAGCTCATCAGATGGCTTTCATAAAGACATCAATCCTCTGTAACGTCGGGCAGGTCTGAAACCCACTCTTCATAAGGGCGGATGTTGTGTGAACCACAGACAGGGCAGCCACACTCGACAACCTCTGAAACAGTGAAGCCAAGGTTGATCTCTAGGCAGTCATCGCAGCAGGCGGTGTCGTCATCAAGTTCGTTGCTCATGGGGATGCCTCATCAAAGTTCGTCCAGGTCAATGACCTGAGCCTTGTGGAATGAATCAACGTGATCCGCGATCATTTCGACAGCGGTTTCCATGTCGTCCACAGTGCAGGCATCACGCAAGAGCAGCACCCAGCGCGGCTGGCCGTCATCTGGGTCAGGAGAGAGGAAAGCGCCGGTAAATGCCGACTGGATCACGTAGCGGGACATGCTTAAGCAGCCTTCCCGGATGCCTTGGGCTTGATGTCCACCAGCACGAGCTTGGAGGACTGATCAGCGCCTGCAGCCATCTCAAAAATGCAGTCCACGGCAACACCGCCGACGGGCCACGATTCCTTCAGGTGCTTCCATTTGCCGTACTCGGCAGAAGTGCCCATCTTGAAAGGCCTGGTGACCTGGCCAAGGCTTTCGCCGTTCTGGCTATCGGGCAGATCAACAGCCAAATGGAACGTGGTCGAGTCAAAGGCGCGGCCCTCGTATTCACCTTTGCTGGACTTGATGCCCGTGAGTACACCTTGTGCTTGAAAACGCATGTTGATTCCTTGATTTAGGCATTAGGCAAATGCCGGACTAGCCCGCCCACTGCTAGCCAGCTTGGTAAAGACACGTTGATATGCGGCCTCGATATCGGCCATGCCGAACTTCTTGAGGCGGTTTGGCAGCTTGTTTTCAAACTCTTTGAAAAGGCTGTGCATCTGCTCTCTAGGCAGGTTGATAAAGGCCAGGACAGCCGACGCACCAGCGGTGTTCATGAACCAGCGCGCATTGCGCGCCACTTCGGCGTCGATGGTTTGAATCTGGACTTGCTTCTCGCACTTGACGGGCTCAGGAATGGCCTGAGCGCCCAGCTCTCGCAAGATGGATGCATGCCAGTCACTGGCACCGGCAAAGAAGTCAGCAGGACGGCGCAGCATGTCGGGCAACAGCACACGCTTTTGATTGCCATAGCGCAGCTCAACCCGAATCCATTTCGAGTCGTCTTCTTTGCCGAATAGCTGCTTGCCCTTCTCGTAGATGTTGGTCAGCTTGCCCCCGGCCCGAGAGCCGAGATAGAAACTACGACCCTTCTTTTTGGAAAGGTGGCTGCCTGAAACGTCCTCATCGGGACGATGGCCGAGGTGGTCCATCAAGCCAGAGCGGTACTCTTCGAAGAAACGCTCAAACACATCGCCATGGCCCTTGTCACTCATACCATCCATGAAGTCGGCAGCGAGGTCGATGCGCGTGATGACGCCGCGATGGTCTTCGATGTAATCAGCCATGACCTGGGGCCAGCCGCGCTGTGCAAACGTGCAAGCCATGCCTTCCAGGTTCACATGCAGCGTGTTGTTTTGGTTCTCTGCACGCTTGCCGTTATTCGTGGCCAGGAAGCCCACCCAGCCGACCGGATGACCCTTGCGCAGAATGTCGATGCGGAAGCGGTAGAAGTCTTTGCCCTTCTGAATCAACGGGTCTGCGGTGAAGTCCTTTCCGAGGATTTCCGCGACCTCTTCTGCCAGCGTGAATGCCTGCGAGCTGGCCTGATAGTCTGGGTCGGGCAAGTCCTTGAGCAGGCTCACCACACGCTGGCGGCGGTGCTTGACTTCGGCATGGGCAGCGGCGCGGCGGTTATCGCTCCAGCCATCGCGCTCGGCCATGTAGTCGATAGAGCCATCCGGCTCAGGAAACAGCAGCTCAACGCTGGGCACTGGTGCATGACGGCGGTTCACTGTGAAGCGCAGCCAGTCGATATGGATGTAAGACCACTCTTCAACTTTTGCCGCGTGCAGGCGTACCTTGATTTCGCGGTTGTTGACCAGGACTAGATCGTTTTGGCGCTTGCTCATACGCCCTGCCCTGTAGAAGTTGTCCCCGTGTTACCTACGGGGACAGAAGATGAATAAGCCGGTGCGTACCCACCAAAATTGATAGCAGCGGGAGCCGCTGCGGACGTATCCCCGCGAGCGGGGCCCCTCGCCGCAGCAGCTCGCGCTTGCAAGACAATCACGAGGTTCTGACGGGCCAGGAAGTCGGCAATGGATTGCCATTGAGCGCGATTGCGGGTCATTCATTGACTCCCAGCAGTGCACCGGACAAGTGCCACATCGCCAAAGCAATGAAGAAAACGGTTACAAGCCCAAAGGTTTGCTCTGGGTAGCGTCGAAAACCCCAGAGGACTACACAGGCGGCAAGTAGCAGAGCTGCGAAAACTGCCAGCCGCAAGGTGATATGAAAGGTCATGCGCCGTGCTCCAACTTGAATGCCATGAGCAGCCGCATAGCCACGTCGCAATCCAACCAAGCGATTTCGCAGCCTTCTAGATGGAGCCCGAGATCTTGCCCACTCAGATCAGCAGGAGGATTCTCATAAGCGCGATGCGCGTCATGAGCTGCCGTCTCCAACCAGCGCTGGAACAGCTCCAGAGAATTGGTGCCCCCAGCGCCGACACGACCGGGAGCGGCCAGGCTATCGGCGGTGCCTTCTTTGGCGCTGGGGACGTTATTGGAAGGTGTGAGATGCTTCATGCTTCACCACCTTGGGAGGAAACATGAGCAATGAAATCAACATGGCCGAAGCGAGGAAAGCATTCCAAATGCTTGCGGACCAACTCGAGAAAATGGGAGGAGCTGAAAGCATTCACACACTCTTCGCGTACAAGATCGCGCTCAAGCTGGGTGATGACATGCGGAACGGCTACACCACCAAGAAGGCCGAGACACTCAGAAGGCTCCAAGAGGAAGCTCAGGTCGCTCAAGCCAGCGGTGATCCATTCAAGGTTGCGGAAGGATTCCTTATCGAAGCATTCCTCATTGGATGGATTGGTATCGACAAGCTGAAGTGATTGAGACATTGGCCGCTCCTGTTTAATTACCCACACTGGATAATGAGCGGAGGCTACCATTCATCAATCTGGATAACAACAAGAGTTACCCAGTTTGAGTAACATTTTCGCAACGCTGTAAGGAGGCTCTATGCAAACGACGATGAATCTGATAGCAGACGCCGAAAAGGTCAAAGACCTGAGCGCATGGGCAAGCGAACTCGGACTAGCAAAACGCGTGCTTTACACGGCCAAATACCGCGAGCACCTAAGCCCCGCCGTGGCTGGTGTACTGGCTGAAAAGCTAGGCCAAAACGTCAAGGACTGGATAGTTATTGCAGCCCTAGAATCTGAGAAAGACAGCGCCTGCAAAAACAGGCTCATAGGCCAACTCAAAAAGATTACATCTGTTTAA